CACAGTAGCAGCAGAAACTGCCGCAGTGGAAGCTGAGCAAGAAAAAGTTAAGACAATAGTAGAAGTCGGAATGGAAGGCGCAGAACGCCTTACTACTGACCTAGAGGGAAGAGTTAATGAAAAATATACTAACCTTGAAAATGTTGTTGAAGAACTTAGGTCTGATCTTACCGAGAAGAAAGCAGAAATCGAAGCAATTCGAGAAAGCAAAAGAATTTTCGGAAGAGAAAGTACCTCTGACTGGAGAAAGGCGCATGAATCAGACATCAATGATGCTTGGGTTATGGGACTTGCTACAGGAAAAGGTTGGGACACAAAACTTGGTCAAAGTACAATAGAAAAAGTTAACGCCATGTCTGGCGTCGGCGTTTCTAGTGCTGATTTCGAGCAAACTGTTTCAACAAATGTGGAAAGAGATATCCAGTTACAACTAGTATTAGCTCCTCTATTTAGAGAAATCACTATGTCTAGTGCAACACAAATTATACCTATCTTACCAGATGCTGGGTACGCTGAATTTACAGCTAACCAAGCAGCAACGGGTTCAAGCCCACATGGTAACTTAGAAGAAAGAGGTGATACTTATGGTTCGCCTTATTCTGGTGTTGATTTAACTGAAAGAACTCTTTCAACAAAGAAACTAATTTCACAATCTTACTTAGGTAATGAAACTGAAGAAGATGCAATCCTACCGATTCTTCCTTTAATTAGGGAGTCAATCATAAGATCGCATGCACGCGGTATGGAAAATGCCATTCTAGTGGGTGACCACGCTGATGGCGTCTATGGTACTGGTGGTGCAACTTTTGACGGCTTGGTGCAAATTGCATCTGCAGCTAACTCAAGTGCTTCTCATATAACGCAATCTACAACAGCATTTGCGTCTGAATCACTTACCGCAGCAGGGCTTCTAGGAGCTCGTAAGAAAATGGGTAAATATGGTATGAACCCATCTGATGTTATTTACATTGTAAACTCTACAGAGTATTACAACTTACTAAGCGATGCTGAGTTCCAAGATGTCAACCTAGTTGGCGACATGGCAACTAAGCTTAGTGGTGAAATCGGCTCAGTCTTTGGTTCTAAAATCATTGTCTGCGACGAATTTGCTACACCAGCTGTAAGTAAAATGTATGCAGTTGCTCTTTGGGCAAAGAACTATGTAATGCCTCGTTTACGCGGTATTACTATTGAATCTGACTACGAAGTAGCTAATCAACGAAGAGTCCTAGTGGCTTCTCAACGAATTGGCTTCACCGACATGATTGCCGGTGCAACTTCAGTTCACACACTTCAATATAAAGCTAGTTAATAGCTAATGACTTTTATGTGGGGATGTATTTCCCCACATAAATATCTAAAAGGAAAATATGGCAAATTTAGTAACACTACAGCAGTATAAAGATTTCGCGGGCTTACAAGGTGTAAAAACTGATGCCCGTATTAATGTTATCATACCTCAAATTACTAAAGTTGTTAAAAACTATTGTGGTACTTCAATCGTTGATTACTACAGTTCCGCAAAAACAGAATACTTTGATATTTTAGACGATAGAACAAATAGAATTATGTTAGATGAAAGTCCAGTTAATACCGTGACTTCAGTAGCTGAAAGAGAAAGTCAAGCAGATTCCTATATTACACTAATTACAGGAAATTCCGATAGTAGTGGTAAATATGAATATGTAGTTGACACTTACACAGATAGTATAATTCGCACTAGTGATAGTGCTACTAAATACTTTGCCAGAGGATGGAAGGCAGTAAAAGTAATTTATACCGCAGGATATAGTGCTACACCAGAAGATTTAAAACTTGCAGTATATGATTTAATCAAATACTACTTAAAAGATGAAAGGAAAGCCCGTATGCAAATAGCCGGAGCTATGGTCGAGAATCAGGTCTCCTCTAGTATTAGAGGCAATACAGGCTTTCCCGATCATATAAAGAGGATTTTGGATTTTTATAAGGTTTATAAGTAATGGCTATTGAGAATCTTAAAAGTCAGTTATCGCGGGGAGTTAATACGTATGGATTTTATAACGCATTAGCTAATGTATTAAAAATTACTAAGGTTCATCATATTCATGTTGATATTAAAGGAACGGCAACTTTAGTTAGAAAAGCTGTTTTCCAAGCAATTAGAGATCATCATCGAGGGGATACTGCCGGAGCGGTTGCATATGTTAAGCAGTATAAAGAAGAGTTTCATGTAGATAAATTTATAGTAGGCATAAATACCGTTGTAGGTTTATTTAATAATCGTAAAGGTTATAGAAATAGAACACTTAGATCAGGAATTTTTCGCGGTCAAGGATATTTTAGTCATGTATTTCGTTCAGTTGGTGTAGGTGGGGGGAAAGCACTATTTATAATTCCTGTTCCTACAGATCATGTCCAGGATTTAGATTATATAGAGTTTCTTAAACTTTTTAGAGATAGATGTTACCATGAATGGTTAATTAAGGCCTTTGACATATTGAGGGATAAAAGATTTCTTACTGGTGGTTATAAGGAGAAGCCCAATCCACCATCACATAAAGCTAAAAAAGGAAGTGAGGGTTATTCCGATGGAAGAAAAAGAGAATTTGCAGTAGGCGTACATGACCCAATAACTGTACCAATGGCTTGGATAGATTTAGAGGCTGATAAAATACAGGCTTCTATCAAAGCTACAGTTGATGAAATAGATATTGTACAAAGAATAATAGACGGATTAGACGTTACCTATCAAGAAAAACCAACATATAATCCACACGCTACTGGCGGATTTAAGTTTGAAATGCACAGATTGGTTGATATTAAATTAGGTATTAGAAATGTAGATATGTTTTATGATCTAAAAAATATAGATAATATTCTAGCTGCATTGACAAGAACTCAGAGGAAATTACTTGACGATGCTTTAGGTGGTGTTGTTGATTCAGAGAAAGCAGCAGAGGCAATAGTAAGCCCTAGCTTTAAACAACAAGCAGCACAAGCCGCACAATATGCTATCTTAAGAGACTTAATGCAAAAAAATAAAAAGTATATTAAAACAAAAAAGATAAAGACAAAAAAACCTAATCCTAAAAAAAGAAATGCTACTATTAAAAAGGGTAAAATGAATAGAAAAGTAGCAAAAACAGCTGTAAGTATTCCTCAAATAGTAAAAGTTTCTTCTTCGAAAAGAGAAACAGGAAAAGGAAAAGAAGCTTCAACACAGGATGCAAGAGAATTAGCAAGACTTACGAAATATATAAATAGTAGATTGGGTGCAGAGGTTAGAAGAAAACACGGTACCGAAGGTATGTTAAAGCAGAGATCAGGTATATTTTCAAGAAGTGTTAAATTAGAAAGTCTACATCAATCAGCAAACTCAATAGTAGCAAAATATTCTTATATGCTAACAGGTGGTGGAGTAAGTAAAAATAGAGCAGGAGTTTACCAGACATTTGAAAATACAGGGGTAAAGAAATGGCGATTAAGCTATAACCCCAAAAATATAATTACCAAGAGCATAAGAAGCTTGGCAGAAGCAGAAATTAAGAAAAAATTTGGAAAACAATTAAGATTTAGGAGAGTATAATGCCATCAGCTTATAGGACAGAAAGAAAAAAGATAGTTGATGCTTATGTAGATGAGCTCAAAACTAAAATTAATGGAACAAGCCCCTACAATTCGAATCTTTTTAACAATGTATCGGGGCACACAGTTTTTATCGATCAGATATCACAATACCCAAAGGTATGCGTAGTAGCTGGAGATGAGACCCGGGAATATCAACCCGGAGGTTTTAAATGGAGGTATCTCGGTTTAGAGTTCCGACTATATGTCGAGGACGAAGAAGATCCCCAAGAAGAACTAGCTCTTTTACTAGAGGATATTGAAAGAGTGATTGATAATAATGATATTTTGACTTACGACGATAGTGTAAGTCCGAATTTAAAAACAACTTCCTCAACTATATTGACTATCTCAACAGACGAAGGAGTTTTATCTCCACTCGGAGTTGGTGAAATAGCAATACAAGTAAGGTATTAAAAATAGAAATTACAAACGGATAAAAATCCAGTTTAGTACTTTCAAAGAACAAAAATAGGAGAAAAGCAATGGCTTTAAATCTTTCAAGAAATACGAAAGTATACGTAAGCTCAGTGAATGGCGTTCCTGCTGCTGGTGGTCAGTTTTTAACTGGTTATATCAGTGCTGGGGGTTCCAACTATGTCGTAGGAGATAGAATTCAAGTTGCGCAGGCTGGCTCAAGTGCCGTAGGAGTAGACATCATGGCAATTGTAACAACTGTATCTAGTGGAGCTGTAACAGGCTTAGCTATACCTAGTAATGGTGTTGGTACTGGTTGGGTTGTAGATGAAACAGCTACTGAAAGTACCGCATTTACAACTGCAGGAGTTGCAAGTAGTGGCTCTGGTTGTATTATTACTGTAAAAACAGTTGGTTCTACTACTGCTGTAACCTCAAATGGTTCAAGAGCAGCTACAGGACGCTTTGTAGGTAATACTTCAAATGCAAATACCTTCAGAATTGGTGTACTAGATGGATATAGCTTCTCTCAGGGAAGTGAATCTACTGATGTAACAATTAATGAAGCGGGTGCTACGCCAAGTCGTGGTTCTAAGCGATTCAATGATTCTTTGCCCCCAGCAGAATGGTCAATGGCAACTTATGTCAGACCTTTCAGACATGGAGCAGATAGTTGGAGAGTAGTAGACACATATGATATGAATGAAAACATACTTTGGTGTGCCTTAGCGGGTACAGGCTTAGCAGATGCCTCAGGTGGTGCAGTAGATACTACAGCAACTGATGTACTAGGCGGCAACGTAACTTTCGCAAATTCTAATAAGCATGAAATGCTTAAACTAAATATTTATTTTGTATTAGAAAATACAACTTATAGACTAAATGACGCTCAAATCGGTACTGCAGAAATTGATTTTTCAATTGACGGTATTGCCCAAATTAACTGGTCTGGTAGTGCAACTACTATTGATCAGGTAACGTGTGCAGCTGAAGATCCTGGTAAATACTTAACGTTGACTACTACAAGTAGTGCACCGTATGGTATGACAGGTGATAACACAACTGCAAGACCTGTAGTAAATGTAAACGATACATATGCAGAAGGTTATAACTATGCAGATTCAACAGCACCAGCAGACGCAGATTATTTAAGAAACAAACTATCAGCCCTTTATTTAGATGCAAATCTACAGGGTGGTGGTTCTGCTTCTCAAGGTCTTGATGCAAGAACTTATGATATTAATATAACTGGTGGTAGTATTACCATAGAAAACAACGTTACTTATGTAACACCAGAAACTATTGGTGTCGTTGATAAATCGATAGGTTCCTTTACAGGAGCAAGAACAATATCTGGAAGCTTAACAATGTATCTCGATAATAAAACAGATGGTTCAAACCAATTATTATCAGATTTAGCAGGAGCAACAGATATGGTTAGTAACTCATTTGATATGAGCTTACTAATGGGTACAAGTTACGCGGCTAGTAGACCAACAGCGGATAGAGCAGATAATGGTCATTTGACAGGAGACTTTACTGGACCGGGTGTAGAATTCTTTATGCCTAGGTGTCACTTATCGGTACCAGCAATTGAAGTTGCAGATCTAATTTCAGTTTCAGTAGAATTTTCCGCACAGGGAGAAACTATGTTAACAACTGATGAAATGAGTGTTAAGTACTTAGGTACAACCGTTCATTCAGACTCAACAACTGGCTATGATCATACTAACGCTGCTAATATATCAGTAGCAGTAGGCGGACTAGCTAGCTAATTAGACAATAATGTCTTATAGTTTTCTTCGTGAGAGTAAACTATACATAGTGTATGGGGGGAATAAGTATAGAATATATACTTCTTCTTCCCTCACTTTTAACCAAACATTTGCGGAAGAATCGTATACAGTAAAAACTTTGCACGATCAATCAAAAATGTTTGAAGGATCAATAATAAATAAAGCAAATCCTGCTTCGTTTAGTTTTGATGTTCCTTTAACAACAGAAAAAGATGAATCTATTATATTAGATTTAGCGTGTGATTTAGTTGAAAATACAGGCGACCCAGAAAGTAGCGCATCAGATAGACATGATGCAGAATTTGGCGGAACCGAGATAGAAACACAACAACTTAAATCATTCGATATGTATGTGCAAACAGAAAACACTACATGGAAACTAGAAAGCGCTATAATAACTTCGGCTACCTTGGATTTTATACCAAGTCAACCGTTTACATTAAGGCTTGAAGGTGAAGGAACAAAACTAACAAGAGCAGGAACTCCAGGATCCTACACAATCCCCGGCAGTCTTCAATCTGAATCTGCCACGAGAACCCCTCTCATAGTCTATCCACTTGTTTCAATTGGCGGGTCAACCGTTGAAAATATAATGAGTTGTAATTTACAAATTCAAAATGAAATAGAGTGGCTTCCTTATACAAATCTTCATAGTTCTAATAGCGCCATGTTTCCAAGTGATTTCACTTTGGGAAAACGTACTGTTTCGGGAGAAGTACGTCAATACCATACTGAAAATAATTATAACGATCACAGTGACTTTAGTACTAGTGTTAATTTACAAATAACAGGTAAAAAAGTGTCTAACGATACAGATTTCTTTAAAATAGAAATAAATCCAGCTATGTATACCTCTAGGGTTAATCCCGAAAGTGTTTATACCACAAGCTACGATTTTAGATCATTAGACAACACAGGTACATTAGATAACGCGATCACAATATATTCCTAGGAGAAAATAATGGAGCTGAAAAGCCTGTTGGTCGACACTAAGACCACATGGGTAGAGTTTCCCGGACTCGATAATTTCGAGGTTGAACTGGCGAACCTTTCCCGAAAAGAACTCGTTGCACTACGAAAAAGATGCACAACAAACAAATTTAATAGAAAAACAAGAGCTTTTGAAGAGCAACTTGATGATGAAAAATTTGTAAAAGAATTTACAGAAGCAACCGTAAAAGGCTGGAAAGGATTAAAATTAAAATATCTCGAAGATTTAGTACTTGTTGATATTAGTAAACAAGATCCAGACAAACAATTAGAGTATTCTAATGAAAATGCTCAACAACTAGTAGAAAACTCAAGTGAGTTTGATAATTGGCTCAATGAGGTAGTCTTTGACCTTGAGCACTTTCGTACAGCAGAGCAAGCAGAAACTCTTAAAAAAGTTGAAGCTGTTTCTGGAACATGATAGTATAGGTATGACTAAAGACCAATACTTACGTATGGTCGAACAAACGGGCGAAGAAATTGATTGGGAAAAGTGCCCACCAGAAATGGAAGACTTCCCGGATTCTATACATACAGCATTACAAATTTATAATAGTTTAGGGGATAGAGTATATCCTGATGTTGGATTTACAGGTAAAGATTTTACTAATTTATCTTTTTTATATAAAGACTACTATGTAGAAGAATACGAAAAAGAATGGATATTTGAAATAATGATGTTTATGGATAATCATAACATCAAAGCATCTCAGAAAGCAATAAAATCTGAGTACGATAAAATTAAGAAGAAATAAATGGCACAAGATGAAATAATCTTAAAACTAAAAGTAGAAGACGGACAGCTTAAAGGCGCTACCGCTGCCATTGATAAACAGTCTAAAGCCTTAGATAGAAATACCACAAAGAAAAAACAAGGAACAAGAGCCTCTAATAGACATAATAAAGCAGAAAAAGCTTTATACCAAACAAACTTATCTTCTTCAAAAGCCTTCTCAAAAATGAATCAAACTATGGGCGGAAGCTCAGGTTTGGTCGCAGCTTATGCAACATTAGCTGCAAACGTCTTTGCTGCAACCGCAGCATTCGGGGCACTTTCTCGTGCCGCACAATTTGAAAATCTTAAAAAAGGACTACAAGAACTTGGCGCTCAGTCAGGTCAAACTCTATCTTTAGTTGCTAATCGATTAAGAGAAGTAACAGGAAATGCAATATCAATGGAAGAGGCCATGCGATCTGCCGCTATGGGTATTTCAGGTGGTTTTGGTGGAAAAGAATTAGAAGGACTTGCAAAAATAGCAAAAGGTGCTTCAATAACTCTTGGAAGAAGTTTACCAGATGCATTTGACAGATTAACTCGTGGTGCTATTAAATTAGAACCAGAAATTCTTGATGAATTAGGTATTATGGTTCGTGTAGACGAAGCAGCTCAAAATTATGCAGCTACTATAGGAAAAACAGCACAATCTCTTACCCAAATGGAGAAAAGACAAGCGTTTATGAACGCTATTTTAGAACAGGG